GTCGGGTTGCGGATTGTTACGCTTGTTAGCGGCAATCATTGCAGCGATAGCATCGGCGGGATTCGCCATACCAGTTTGCTCAGGGGCGGTCACAGGTGTGATTACGTCTGACATAGTTTACTCTTTTCGGTTAAGTGTTAGATTTGTTAGCCACTTTACCAAGATATTCTGTCTTCTCAACGAAGCCAATGAAATCCCGGACTCCAGCAACATTAAATGCGTTTTCAATACGTTCTGGGTCAGTTCGACATTCTTCAAGCCGACTCAGCAGGTCAAACCTATACAGGTTGAACAACAATGCAAAATCCTCACTTTTCATGAGGCGGGAAGCAGACTCCCCATTTTCAATAACTAGAGTTTTTCGATTTACATCAGCATCCTTATTTGAATCGGCAATCCGAGTTCGCCGGTTGAAGTAATTTCGGATATTCAATACCAAGCTTTTCATTACAATTCCTAGTCAATTTGTACGGCAGTAAGTTTACCTCGTTTTGCGGCCAAAGCTTCAAACATATTATCTGTGTCAATATCTTCAGCTTTTTTCACATTCAAGGCAGATACTGTTTCAGATTCTTTCGTTTTAGCATTATTCAAATCAACTTTAGATTGAATTTCTTTTTGCTCTGGACTTGGGCCTTGCTGAGATTTAGCTTGCATAACCTTGGCTGCTTCTTCAAGCGTAGGCAAATAAGCATCAACATCTTTAACGCCCAGAACACGCAACGTATCTTCAAATGGACGGCGAACTTTTGCAAACAACTCAGGAACGCTAGGGTCAAGCTGACCAAGCAAGGCTGTAAATTGTTGTTGAGCTTGACCAATCAATTGCTGGCGAGTCAAACGATTTTCGTCCGACAAGAAACCCAAAGCCAAGTCAATATTAATCAGTTTGCGATCAATAAACTCATAGTTTTCCATTGAGATGGCATCCATAAATGGCTTGCCTTTGCTGCACACACCAGCCAGCTGCTGAATGTTGTAGTCGTCTGCATATTGAATTAATGTTTTCCAGACAATATACAAAACGTCACGCAAGCCAATGGCGCAGTTCTTAACCATTTCATCTTGGATGAGTTGGTTGGGACCCATAGCCAATTGAAGCTTAAAGCCGCTATTGCCATCCTTCATTACTTCAGGATTCATCACATCGCCAGGGCTTGTCATGCCGATCATTGCCATCTTGTCAGCTTCAAAACGTTGCATAGACGATTCAACGTAGGCCAAGTTGCCCTGCATAGGCTGGAACTGAAAAACGTGCTTGTTAGCGTCAAATTTGCGGTCCAAAATGAACATTGCAGACACGCCACGCTGAATTTCCTCAGCATCCATGAACTCAGGGTTCACGCCAATGCGAGGTGTTGACGATTGCATGGCAAAAGCCATTTCAGCACGGGCAATACTGGTTGCGTATTCCTGCATAGGAACAAGGCGCTCTGCCAGCGAGTAACCAAAGAAGTTGCCGGTGATTGGCTTGGGGCACATTGCTGCCAAAGGAATGAAATCAACTTCCTTGACGTACAAAACGTAAGAGCCTGAGAAACAAACTTCCACAATCTCTTCTTCACCGTCATTGTCAACGTCTTTGCGAATCCAAGCGGTTGTCAACATGATCACACGGCTGAACTTATCAGCGCCAGCAGAAGCAATTACTCCTTGGCCTGGGACTGGAGTAGAGTCACGGGCGTGCAAAGCAAGGTCGTTCTCCAAAGCTCCAGCCTGATAGGCTCCAGCAGGCCCATAAGCAGCGTGCTCAGACAGTTTCTCAAGGTCAACGTATGGAAACTGAGCTTTGCATTCATGCAAGGTCATAGGATCATAGAATCCCACGAAATCTTGGTCTTGAATGTTAGAGATTGTTGGATTGCAAACAAAATAGTGTTGAGCAACGTGCTTGATCTTTACTGAAGTTGAAAAGCCAGTCATTTTGTACTTGGCTTTGTAGATGGTGTTGGCTTTGATAGCCTCATTCATCTCTTCTTGTTGGCTGCTAGGGATTTCTTCACCTTCTTCAGGAGCCATCATCTCTTGCATTACGCCTTGCAAGTCAACATCGATGCGGCGCATATTCTGACGCTTAACAGTCAGACCTTTTTCAGCAGCCATTGTCTCAAACACGCGAAGTTGGTCTCTTGTGCCTTCAACTTCTTTGTATTGAGTAATAGGTTCGCGCACAGGCGACACCATAACAATGCCGTTTTTGTGCAGCAACGAATCTTGTGCCCAATCACGAATGATTGCGTAAGAATCGTTCTTGGAGTTAACCATGTACTTAACCATTTCGGTGGCCTGAGTAGCTTGCTCGCTATCAGCTTCACTAAAACGCTCAAATTCAAAGTTAACCTTGCCGTTTGGCATCAAACATTTTGTAATGATGGCCGTAGCGTAATCAACACCAGGAGTGACAACAGGATGGATGTAATCAATGCCGCGAATTGGCTCAGTAGAGTTACTGACAGCAATGTTGAGGTAATGGTAGTCAGATAAACGGTTGAATGTGTTCTTGGCTTGAGTCAAGCGAAGATAATCCACCATTTTGAGGTAAACCTCATGGGCTACTTGGAAGACGATTCCTTTGTTGCCAGCAGGTGCTTCAATGTACTCTACGATAATATTTTGTTTATCTAACATTCTTAAATCCTTTGTACTTTGCCATCAGGCACTTCAAGCCGTCTGAACTGGAAAGTATTTGCCCTGCTAACTATGGATTCGCCGTGACCTTGAATCAAAGCCAAGATGCCAATTCGTGCTGAATCAATACAGTCATCTGGATCACTGAACCGACCGGCATCATCAATGGCATAATTTCTTGCTTCATCAAGAAAATCAACGCATGACTCGTTAATCATAAACGTGCCACGTTCCATTCCTACCCGCATTATATTGATTCCGTAAGACTTGTGGTTAGTTACCTTACCTTGGTCGTTTACAGGGTTCAATATAGCACCAGGAATGCAATTGAGTCCATAACTATCCTCAAATACTTCCCTAACTGACTGTTCCGTCAGAGTATAACGTCCAGCCTGCCCAGCATCATGCGGTAAAGCAATTGGCACGTCTTTTGTTTCCCTGTCCATTAAGAAATGGACATATTCATCCGGTGTTTCACCCTGGGCAACCTTAATTTGCTTGTGCAAATAGATAATTTCTTCCACTGGATCACGGAAAAAGAAGGAAATAACCGTTGGATCGTTTTTAATACCCAAGTCAAACGAAATAAGGCGTTCCATTTTCTCGTTTTTCTTGAGATCAACGTCAATTGCTTTGTAAGTCGGCCACTCAAGCAACGGGAATACAACTCCTTTGCCAACCAATGGGATACCTTTCATGCGGCAATCTCTTTCCCACGGCATAAAGTCGCGGCTAAGTTGGTCTCGCTCCTCTTGGCTGAAAAAGTTCTCACCCCATTCATTAACAAAAGGAATGTCATCCCAGGTTACACGGACGTGTGTGTATCCTTCAACCTGATCCCAGAATCTGCGAACAAGTCCTGACATACCCTTAAGCGGGGTGAAAGAACACATAACCTGCCCGTTCCGTTGTGCAGTACGGATAACAAGCTCTGAGAAGATTTCGTCTGGAGGTTGTTCGTCCAAGACCACAAGGTCAAGTTCAAAACCTTGCAAATGACGCACTTGTTGAGTGTAGTTGGAGAAGTAAAGCTTTGATTTGCCGCCAGATTCATGCCAGATTTCAATAGACAGCACGTTTGCGCCATCAGTTCTATACGATTTGTCGTCAATACATTCCAGCGGAATAGATCCCGTGCCAAGCTTGTACGATTGTTTAATATCATCGCAGCCTAATAGTTTGGACTGTAGCGTTTTAGCAACTTGTTCCCAAGATTCACCAGAACACATGGCAATAATAGGTTTGTCCCATTTCTTGCCTTTCCAATTCTTTGGATATCTGCCTGTCAGGTGGTAAGCAGTCTCATAAGTGGACGCAATTGTCTTGCCTGAACGGTTGGCAGCAATCATCCCACGGCGCGTGAAGTGTGCGCCGGTTTCAAAAAACTGCGTTTGATACTTAAATGGCCGAAACCATTTCAAGGTATTGAACTGCATATCCTTGGCGACCACATCTCGAGCCGCTTGCATCTTTTTTAGCTGTTCAGCAGATAAATGTTTAATGGCTGCTTTACCGCCAGCCATCTTCACAAGATGCTTTAGTGCTCGATCCTTGTAGATCGGTAGGATGTAGTCACTTGCTTCACTTTTTGCCATACATATCGCGCATGGTCAACAGCAATTCAGCAGCAGAAGCCAAGTAAAAGACATCTTTAGGCGCAAGTGCTCGATCTCCTTGAAGATCTTTTTGCAACCATTCCAATGTCTTTCTTGCACAGACTTCTGCTTGTGCCGACAACCTCTGCCGAAAAGCAGATGTTGGCTCTTCCATCAGGCCCACGGGTTAACCACGTTCTTCTGTGTGATGCTGGTCATGTCGCGGTCAATCAAACCCCAAATACCACCACCTTTTTCACCTGCACAATAAGATTGAAGGCCACGACCTTTTTCTGTGTATGTGCCATCAGGACGGCGCATCACAATCTCTTCTGTACGGGGATCAAGCCATGTGTATTTTTCAGGCACACGTTGACCAAACTTATTCAAACGCTCACCAACAGATTGCTGTTCAACAGGACCCATGATCTGAAAAGTAATGATGCCATTCTCATACTTGCGAAAGTTGATTTGCACCTTACGGTCAGATTGCGGGTCTGTTGGATGCGGCATATTAGTCGCGCCAAAGAAGTGAATCTGCGAATCAACAGAAGGCAGGTCTGCTGGACGAGCAGGCAAAGGCTTGAGTTCGTCCATAGGAATAGTTTCTTTGCGA